TCCTCAGCGAGGCAGACATTAAGGGCCTGAGCGCTGCCCCAGATGGCCGTCTCGTCCAAGTCCTCGTGCGGGCTGGCAGTTGCCGCTTCGTCTGCGCCGCTCAGGACGTCGCCCACTTGGAAGCCTGCCTCACGGCGGGCGGCGACTACATCCGCGACGTCTCCCTGCCCGCGAAGGCCCACTCATGCTAGGACTAGCCATCACAGCGACGGTGACGTCGATCGTGGCGTGGGTCGCAAGGGACTACGACGACGAGTTCGCGGACATGCTGATGGTGGTGGCGCTCGGGCTCTGGGCTGCGGTCGTGGTGCTCCTCCTGGTGGCAGCATGAGAACGACCTTCCTCATCATCCTGGCGCTCGTCGTCGGGTGTGCCATAGGACATACCGTCGCTCGCCGCAGGCCCATCCTCTGTGACGCCTCCTCACAGGTCGATATCCGGGCGGCCGGCGAATACCCCGTGTGGCGCCTCGACTGCCGAGACGGCGTCCAGGTCATCCTCCTCGATTGACCGCCCCTTCCCGCACGGGCTGAGCCAGTGGTAGACTCAGCCCGTGGATGACTACCGTGATATCGAGACGGCCTACACCGCCCTGCTCGAACACCTAGTTCTAGAGTCCGGCCTCACCCTACCAGGGGTCTACGACGGCCTACGCGGCGAGAAACTACGACGCCATGAAGAGCGTGTGCGTCAGATACGACAGGCTGCCAGGGATGCCCGCCGCCCCCAAGAAAGCTAGACCGCTGACGCCGAAGCAGCGGCGGTTCGTGGCCGAATACCTCAAAGACCTGAACGGTCGGAAGGCGGCCACACGAGCCGGCTACTCCGCTCGAAACGCCGTACAGCAGGCCTCGCGGCTGTTGAGTAAAGCCAATGTCAAGGCCAAAGCGGCGGCCGGCGAGGCGGAGCAACTCAAAGGCAACGCACTCACCGCCTCCCGCGTGCTCGAAGAGCTCCGCAGACTCGGCTTCGCGGACATCGGGGAGATCTACGACGCACGGGGGCAGTTGTTGTCGTTCAGGGCGATGACGCCAGAGGCCCGCGCGACGATTGCCGGCGTGGAGACGATGAAGAAGAACCTGACCGCGGGCGACGGGCAGCAGGAGGACGTCGTCAAGGTGAAGCTCTGGGACAAGACCAAGGCCCTCGACATGCTCGCGCGGCACTTCGCGTTGCTCAAGGACGTGATTCAGTTCGAGGCGACCGACGAACTCCTGGCGCGGCTGGACCGCGGCCGACTCCGCACCGCCAAGCCCGTACTCACCATCGAAGCCGCAAAGGAGCATCCGAATGGCGAAGCACACCACCGCTCGGCAGGACAAGACCGAGGCCACGCAGCGCATCACGAGCCCGCTCCGGCGCGACGTTGACGCCCACGAGGCCCGCCTGAGGCGGATCGAGAAGTTCCTCGGGAGTCAGTTCGGGGCGCAGTTCACGAAGACGAAGCCGGACCCGGACGACTACGCCTGATCGGGCGTGCTCAGCCAAAAAGGCCTCACAGGGCGAAAATCGACCGCCCAGGATGCCCCAGGACGAACGATCGGAAGGCCGGACGACCTGTACTACCCCCGCTGTTCGGCGCTGTAGGTTTATGGCGCTGTGGGATATACTGACCGAGCCATGAACCCTAGAGACAGAGAGGCGGCTGCTGCAGACCGCGTGTATATGTTGGCGCGTCTCACCGGTAATCCGCCGCCCCAGTCGCGCCTCCCCACGTATCGTACGCGGCCGAAGCGATCGCTAGAGATGCTCGACTGGATACCGATCCTCCTCACGCGCCCACGCAATACCCGAAGGCAGATTCAGTGACGAAGAACCCTCATGCGATGGCGCTCGGGCGCCTTGGCGGGCTCGCCACCCGAGGCAAGACGAGCGCGGCGAAGCAGGCGGCCGCCCGCGCGAACGGGGCGAAGGGCGGGAGGCCACGGCTACCGCTGGCGGGAGGGAAGGCGGGAGGCGCACCCGAGATCGTGTTCCTCGATCGGGCCGGCGTCCACATCAGCCCACCGCGTGACGCGGTCGTGCCGCAGTGCCGGCTGTGCGGCTGCCGTCGCACGATGCACCAGGCCGGCTCGCAGCAGAACCGTTGTGAGCGGCACCCGGCTTGCCGGTGGGTCGCATGAGCAGGTACTACGCTCCCCCGCGGCGGGTCCGCTTCTCGCGCCAACCCTTATCACGGCACGGGCCGATCAAGCGTATCGTGGGAGATACGCCAATGGTCACACTCTACAACGCGGAGTGTGCACGCCTGAAACGTGAGGCGGATCTGGCGAACGGGGTTGACGCCACGCGCAGTGACGACGCCGTTAAGGGCACGGACGAGTCGGCATGAGTGAGCCCCAGAACCCCGGCGACCAACGCCTGAAGCCCACGACACTCGTACGCGCCATTTGCTTGGGGCCGTGCTTCGGGCGGCAGGTCTGCGGGCATCCCGCCTCCGCGCGGAGCCTCAAGGCCCAACACCACGCGCGGATGGACCATCGCGAGTGGGTGCGCTGGGTCATGAGCCAGACGCAGTGAGCCCAGCAACCATCCACTCCATTGCGACCGCCGTCCGTCGCGGGGATCGGAACGCCGAGGCCGAGCTCCACGATTGGTGCGGCGAGATGTACGCCGATCCGCTCGGGTATGTCCGCGGGGCGTACCCGTGGGGAGAGCCTGGCCCCCTGGCGGCCTACCCTGAGCCCCAGCCAGAGCAGTGCGCGTTCCTCGAATGGCTCGGGAGCGAGATCCGCGACCGTGGCTTCGACGGCGTGCACGCGGTCGACCCGATTCGAGGGGCCATCAGCTCCGGCCACGGGATCGGGAAGGGGGCGCTGACCGGGATGCTCGTGTCGTTCATCATGAGCACGCGCCGCGGGGCCAAGGGCGTCATCACTGCGAACACCAGCGCGCAGCTCCAAGACAAGACCTGGGCGGCCGTTACCTACTGGTCGAAGATGGCGATTACGGCTAGGTGGTTCGAGTTCAACACCTCGATCATGTATCGCAAGGGCTACCGGGAGTCCTGGAAGTGCAGCCCGCAGACGTGCGCCGAGGACAACAGCGAAGCGTTCGCCGGCCAGCACAACGTGAACTCGACGTCCTTCTACGTGAACGACGAAGACTCGAACGTCCCTGACAAAATCCACGAGGTACAGGAAGGGGGGCTCACGGACGGGGAGCCGATGTATTTCCTCTTCGGGAACCCGACGCGGCGCGGCGGCGCGTTCTACGATGCCGTGTTCGGGGTGAAGCGGCACCGCTGGAAGTCGTGGATCATCGACTCGCGCACGTCGGCCTTGTCGAACAAGGGCCTGATTCACGAGTGGGAGGACGACTACGGCGAGGATAGCGACTTCTTCCGGGTGCGCGTCCGCGGCCTCCCGCCGAACGCCTCCGACGCGCAGTTCATCGACCATCAGCGGGTGATCGACGCCCAGAAGCGCGAGGTCAAGGTCCTCGACGACGAGCCGCTCGTCGCGGCGTGCGACTTAGCCTGGGGCGGCGCGGATACCAACGTGATTCGCTTCCGCCGCGGCCGAGACGCGCGGTCGATTCCCGCGATTCGCATCCCGGGGAACCTCACCTCCGACCCGGGCGTCCTAACGAACCGCCTCGCGGACGTGCTGTCGACGACCTACGGCGGCTACAAAGTGTCGATGCTGTTCCTCGACGCGGCCGGCATCGCGGGGCCGATCGCGCAGCGCCTCCGCAACCTGGGCTTCAGGAACGTGATCGAAGTAAACTTCGGCGCGGATTCGCCCAATCCGAAGCGACGGTACTATCGCGACCACATGTGGACGGAGATGAAGGACTGGCTTGCAACGGGGGCGATTGACGCCTCGCCACTCCTGGAGCAGGACCTGCAGATGCCCGGGCTGCGGCCGGACCGCAAACAACGGGTGTGGCTGGAGTCGAAGGACGACATCAAGAAACGCATGGAGGGACGGTCTCCCGATGACGGGGACGCCTTGGCGCTGACGTTCGCGGCGCCGGTGGCGCCGGACCTGCGCGGGGCGAAGGCGCAGACCCGACGGGGACCGGGACGGTTCGGCGGGCGACCGGGGCGGCAAGGCGGATTGGGTTGGATGTCTTAGGGTAGAATAGCGCGCATGGATACGCGTAGCCCGGGCCGAGTGAGCGAGCTGATTCACGAACTGCGGCGCGCGATGAGACGCGACCCCGTCGCGGCCGAGGTCCTGAGTAGCCCGTCCGGTGTGTGTATCATGGCCATCAGCGGGATCGCGCCAGCCGACGTGGACCACCTACGCAGGCTCTTCCATGACGTCCTCGACAGGCGCCAGCAGCGTTCGCGAGAGACTTTCGACGCCGCAGCCGTATGAAGAAGCACTCCACGTCCTGCGACGGCTGCGGGCGCGTCGTCTGGGCGCGCTTCCGGACGATGGTGAATCGCTATCTCTGTGACGTGTGCTACGAGGCCTGGCAGGACACAGGCATCGTGCCGGAGCGGAACGCGACATAAGCATGGGCATCGACTGGACGGTCAACGCGAGCGATGTCGCGATCTTCGTGGGGGGCGTCGTCGCGTTCCTCAAGACCTTCCTGAGCCTGCGGGACGGGATGCGGGACATGAGCGCGAAGATCGGATCGAAAGATCCCCCGGAAGGCCTCCTCGGCGAGGTGCACTATCTGTCTACGGAAGTCCGCGATCATCGGGATCAGCTCATCGCGTTGCGGTCGAGGCGTGAGCGATGACCACCAATCAGATCGTCGCGGACATCCTGCGGCGGGAATTGCCGGCGGGCATCTCGTGGACGCGATCGCGCGCGCAGCTCCACGCGGCCGACAAAGGCGGCTTCACGCGAGGCGGCATCACCGTCGCCAGTTGGGGCACCTACGCGGGGTTGGGCCGTCCCGCGACGCCGGCCGAACTGGACGCGATTACCGAGGCGCAGGCGCTCAACTTCTATCGACGGCGGCACGTCGCCCCGTTCGACATGACCACAGACCCGCTCCGAGCCGTGCTGGTCGATTGGGGCGTGACGAGTTCGCATGAGGCCGTATGGCGCGGCGTGCAGACCGCGCTCAAAGGGCTCGGGGTGGACGTGGGCGGCATCGATGGCATCCCTGGCACGCGCACGCGCCAGGCGATGATGGACGCGAATCCGCGCACCCTCTACATTGCGGTGCTCGATCAGCGGCGGCGGTTCTATGTGTCGCTGGCGTATGACGTGGAGGCCCGTGCGTTTCTCGTGAGCCATCCCAAGACGCAACTTCACAACGACCGCGGATGGGCGAATCGCGTCTGGGAGTTTGTCGCGCTGACACCGGATCGGACATGAGCAAAGAACTCGTCGCGATTGCGGCCCTCTCCCTGAGTCTGATTGCGGCCGTCTTCGGCTTCGGGATGCGGATCGGCACGCTGAGCGAGCGCGTCGCCGTGCAGACGCAGCAAATCGAACTCCTCAGCGCCGAGCTGCGGGCGATCAATGCTCACTTCATCGTCTGGGCCGGTACGCACACGGCGCCGCCGACTAGGCGGTAGGATCATGCGGACGCACTGGACGCTGACGGCGCGGCACTTCGGCAGCTTCACGGATGCCGAGGTGGCGGAGATCGAGCGGCAGATTGAAGCCGTCCTCAAACGTAAGGGAGTGCTCCCCGGTAAGATGGGGGAGTACAGCATCCTGGGGAGTTTTCAGGAGTGCTACAAGCTGGCCCGGATCTGGGCCGCGAAGGGGAGTGCATGAAAGACGACGCGATCCTCATCCCGCTCGTGGCGGCGTACGTCGTGGTCGTGGTGTTCCTGACGCAGACGCCGGGCTGCTGGGGGCGATGATGGAAATCCTCGAAGGTCGCACCGATGCGCCACCCGCCGTCGAGCCGGACTTCGACGCCTGGCCGGGCGTGCAGCTCGCGGCGTCCCTCGTGGCGCTCGTGGTCCTGATCGGCGTGCTGGTGGTTTGCTTCCTGGCCGTGCTCCGAGGGGTCTGACATGCGGCATGACACGCTCATCGTGATCGGGCTGATCCTCGCCGCGGCCTGTGGGGCGGTCGTCGGGATGCTGCTCGTCTGGACGGGGCTCGTATGAACGAGTACATGTGGCTCTGGGCGGTCGTGGGGCTCCTCATTGCGGCCGGATCGCTGACGACCGTGCAGATGGCCCGCCTGCGCCGACGGCTGGACGAGACGGACGCGGCCGTGCGCCGGCTGGAGGAGGCGGAGCGCGAGCGATGACGCCCTACTACGAGCACGCGGGAATCACGATCTACCACGGGGATTGTAGAGAGGTGTTGCCGCAACTCCCTGCCGACGTTGTCGTCGTCACCGATCCGCCATACGGCTTAGGGTTCCCGTATCTTAGCTATGACGATTCGCGGACGAACCTGTTTGCACTTATTGCGGCGATCAAGCCGTGGTTGCGCCGCGCGCTTGTGCTCTGTGGTCCTACGCAGATTGATCTCTATCCGCCAGCCGATTGGGTGGCGTGCGTAACGTGGGACACCACCGGCTCATTTGGAAAGCGCGGTTATAGCCAATGGACCCCGGTGCTCTGCTACGGCGACGACGTCAGCGGCTACGGAAACGTCAACGGCACGATTAAGAGCGACGTTCTGAGAATCACTGGCGGTGGCGGAGTAGGGTTCCAACGTGACGAGCAAGAGCGGCTGCATACGTGCCCGAAGCCGCTGAACATGATGCGGAAAGTACTCCAGAGATTCGTTTCGGTTGGCGAGTGGGTGGTTGATCCATTCATGGGCAGCGGGACAACGCTGGTTGCCGGGAAGACGATGAGCCATCGCGCCATCGGCATCGAGATCGAGGAACGCTACTGCGAGATCGCCGCCAAGCGACTGAGCCAGGAAGTCCTCCCGCTAGAGGCCGTAGTCTGACGCGCATCGATCCGACCCTGACCCTGATCCTCAAGATGCTGGGCGTGACCCTCCTCGTCCTCTGGCTCACGCCCGGCTGCTGGGGGCGTTAACACCTCATTTGCACATTCCGCGATAAACGTGCTAGCGTGTGCGAATGCACGCACAGGCGTTTGTCACAATTTCCGAGGCCATGCGCCGGCTCGGGTGCTCCCGCCGGACGATCTACGCCTACATCAATGCCGGTCGGCTGAAGACCAAGCGGACGCTGAGCGGGGGGTCACAACTGGTCGCCGTGGCCGACCTGAAGCGCGACCCGCGCTACCACGAGCCGGAGGCCAGCCGATGACCCCGCGCATCAATTCTGACGGTGCGCCCGACTTCGACGCCTACCAGGGCATCGGCGTCGGGTGCCTGTACGTGGGCGTGGCGATCCTCTGTGTCGCGTGCTACGTTGCCGGCTTTCTGTCGGCGGTCGCGCTGGATTTCGTGTCGTGGGTGTGGCTGTGAACCGAGAGCGGATCGCGGCGCTCGTGGAGCAGATGCGAGGTGCGTTCTCGCTTGCGCGACGTGCTGCGAACGCGTGGGCGTGTTACTCCAAGCGAGAGGTTGAACACCGAGAGATTGCCTCAATTCATAGACTGATCGATGAGGGCGAGGCCGAACTAGCGGCCCTCCTCGCCACACCGGAGCCGCCAGACCTGCGAGGGTGGGCGGTGCACGCGGACGTGTGTGCCGCGACGATCAAGCGGAATGCGAGGGATGACGGCTGGTGGAAGAAGGCCGAATGCACCTGCGGTCTGGATGCGGCGCTCTCGGCAAGCCGCGCATGGCCGATCCTGGCTACTAGGCGGCGAAGGCGACCACGCCGGAGGCTGAGAAATGACAGGACAGCAACTGATTGACGAGGCGACACTGAGCACGGCAGGGCATGCCTTCGTGCGTTTTCGTGATGCGAAGTGGGCGAATCCGAACGCATATATGCGCCTATCT